TAGGGAATACTATCGACCATACAGAGTATCTTATGGTAATGGAGTTGCACGCAAAGTATTTTAATCATAAATATAAACAACTCTGCAAATGTAAAGGAAAGGCTATACAGAAATACATAGATGATATTAATCAGTTCTGGGAGAAGTCTCCAAAAGCTAAAATTAGATGATAGAAAACATAAAGGAGTGGGAGAAAGCAGTTGTAGATATACTTAATCTCGATGGATGGCAGTTAGAATTAACTAAGGAGTATGATCATTATGATGCTATAGGGATAACTCCTAAGGGTATTAAATGCGTTATTGAAATGAAGTTTAGGAATGATTACTATGAGGATAAGATGATAGAGAAGTTTAAGTATGATAAGTTAATGTTAATGGAGGGATATGTTAAGATCTACTTTGTAAATGATGCTAAGGGGAATTATATGTTTTGGTTAGATGATATGGTTATGCCTGAGGTTAAGTATTTGAGATTACCTAAGCAGACTTTATGGGATAAAACCAAAGTATCTAAGGCTGTATATTTATTGAGTGAGAATAAAGCTACTATCATTAATAGAAATGAATAAAAAAAATTAGTTAAATGTTTGTTTATTAAAAAACTTTTAATATCTTTGTATCATATTAATACTAAAAGATATAATTATGTTAACAAAAGACACCTGGTATGAGGTCCTAAATGAGATTAGAAAATATGCTATGACCGATATGGAATTAACGCATATTAACTTAGAGATTAAAATTAGATCCAATTCTTTTAATCACAAAAACATTAGTACAGTAAAAATAAATTTAACTAAAGATGAGAATTAAAACACTAGACAACAAGGTATGGGATAAAAAAGAGCTTATAGATAATATGTATGAGGATTCTTTTTATTATGGTTACTTAGGTAAAAACGCTTTCAGTAGCAGTTCTTTAAAATTATTATTGGATTCGCCTAAGACTTACAAATATGTTACTCAGTATGGATCAGATGAGAGCCAGGCTTTGAGAGATGGAAAATTATTTCACACTATGATGTTAGAGCCGGAGAAAATAGATAGCTTTACGTTTGTGGATGTACAGAGTAAGAATACGATTAAGTACAAAGATGCGGTTAAAGAGGGAGATATTGTATTTACTAGTAAGGAGAAAAAAGATGCTGAGAGATTGTGCGATGCTATCTATAGAAATGAGGCTGCTAAGTCTTTATTGATTCACTCTCAGTATGAGGTACCTGAGGCAGGTATATTGAATGGATATGCTTTTAGAGCTAAGGCTGATATCATAGGTAAGAATGGATTAATAGATTTAAAGACTACAACGGATGTAAAGAATTTTAACCTATCAGCTCGGAAGTATAGATATGCTTTACAGGTTTATATTTATTGCCAATTATTTAATGTAGAGTATAAGGATTTCAAATTTATAGCTATTGATAAGGCTAATTTAGATATCGGAATATTTGATGTATCGGAGGATTTTTATTTCTCTGGAGAGCAGATGCTAGAGGTAGCTTTACAAATCTATAAGGAATGTATAGAGGATGATAGTTATGATGTTAATGATTATGTAATTTACGGAACTTTATAAAAGAAAAAATTATGAGTAAAAAACACACACAGCTTTATGTAAATGAAACACATACATTGAGCCAGTCAAATGGAGAGTTATATATAAGTGGAGAAAATTTCGAGATAGTTTGGAATGCTGAAACTTTATTTATGGATTTACCTTTTATTATTAGATTAGTTTTAAAGGCTAGAGAGGAGACTAATAATATGGTTAAAGAACAAATAGAACAAGAATTAAAGAATATAAAATCTTTTTTAGAGAGATATGAAAACAAATAAGATATGAGAAAATTTATAGTATATTATTGGACAGAAAAAAATGATGATGCGGTAGATATTGAGAGAGAGATCGAGGCTTATGATTTTGATGAGGCATATAGTAAATTCAGAAATGAGTATCCAAACGTTAAGATATGGTCTATTAATTTAGAGATATGAATATAGATAATAAAAGAGGAGATAGTTTAGAGGATAGTCTAGGGTTAGATCCTGGCTTTATGGTAGAGTTAGATGATAGGATAACTGATAGTATTTATTATGCTATTGGAGTTCCTTATAAGAGCGATATTATAAAGTATGTATTAAATAATTTTAGTTATAACGAGTTAGTAATAATCGCATCGAAATATATAGATGATGCAGCAGTATATTATATTGAAAATCAAACAGAGTAGAAATGATAAAAGAGAATTATAAAATAGATAACAGCTTTGCTAAATACAATAAAGTAGCAGATAGAATAGAGAAAGTAACAGGAGTTAATATATTTGATAAAAAGAGAACATTAGAGATAGTAGATGCGAGAGCTACAGCTTGTTATATTTATAGAAAGTATTATAATGGTACTTTGCACTCGATAGCAGATTACTTTAAAAAGAATGGTAAGAATTTCGATCATAGTACGGTGCATTATAATGTTAGATTATTTGATCAGGAAGTTAAAAATAGGAGGAGAGATATAAGTGATAGAATGAATTTTTTAATAGGATCTATCGATGGTAATACTCAACTGAATATAGTTATAGATACGATATTAAGTGATGATGATAAGAATAGAATTATAGCAATAGTCAACAGACTTGTTAACAAATACAAAAAAGACAGCGTTATATAATGGAACTAACAAAAGAAAATAAAAAAGCATTACTTGCTTATTTTGACAACACTACAATTAATATCACTAACCTTATTAAAAAAATAGGAAGAGAAGAGACAAAACAATTAGAGAATTTTATCGATAAGCTTTATAAAGAAAAATTATGAAACCAATACACTACAAAGGAGTAAAAGATTATGATGTAATAGACTTCTGCAAAGATTATGATTTAAACTTTAACAAAGGTAATATTATAAAATACCTAGTAAGAGCAGGTAAAAAAGATGATGAGCTTAGAGATATGAGAAAGGCTTTAGATTATATCGAGAGAGAGATCAAATGGTTAGAGCAGCAGCAAATAGAGTGGATAGAAAATAATAAGTAGATATGGAAGATTGGAGCAGTTGTTGTGGTGCTGAGAGACACCATATATGGAGTGATTTATGTAGTGCTTGTTTAGAGCATTGTGAATTTGAAGATCAATAAATAAAATAAGATATGATAGTAGAGATTAGCAAGATTCGAAATAACACTAATAACCCTAGATTCATAAAGGATGATAAGTTTAGAAAGTTAGTAAAGTCTATTAAAGAATTCCCAGAAATGTTAGAACTTCGCCCTATAGTAGTGGATGAGGATATGATAGTCTTAGGAGGTAATATGAGATTAAAAGCCTGTATAGAGGCAGGATTAAAAGAGGTGCATATTAAGATAGCAGAGAACTTAACAGAGGATCAAAAAAAAGAATTCATAGTTAAGGATAATGTAGGATTCGGAGAGTGGGACTGGGACCTATTAGCTAATGAATGGGATAATGATTTATTAGAGGAGTGGGGTTTGGATTTAATAATGGATGATAGAATAGATAATGCTGAGGATGGGGAGGAGATAGAATTCGATCAGTCGGTACAATTAGAGCCACCAAAGGAATATATATTAATTATGGCTGAGCCTAATAGTGTGGACTGGGAAGATTTAAAAGAAACATTAAAACTTAAAATGGTCCGTAGAGGAGGATATAAAAAAGGTAGTGATTTCGATAGTGTTGGGTTAGAGAGAGTTATATGGTGGAATGATTTAAAAGATAGACTAAATGCTGATAGCGGTACCAAGTAAGAATAGAGCGGGTAAGACTACTACAAATAAGATCCTACCTAACATAGCTACTTTCTTTGTGCCTGAGAGTGAGGTACATCAATATTCGTATATTAAAAATGTAGTTGGAGTGCCTAAAGAGATACAGGGAATTACAGCTACTAGAAATTGGATATTAAAAAATACGGATGAGAGATGGGTAGTATTCCTGGATGATGATGCTAAGAATGTAGGGTATACTCAATTAGGAGAAAGGAAGAGTTATAAGATAGATATTAAAGATGAGGGATTTTGGGCTGAGGAATTTCTTAAAGCATTTGATTTGACAGAGCAATTAGAGTACAAATTATGGGGAGTAAAAACAGAGGCAGCTCCCAGATCAGTATATCCATATAAACCAATATTAACTAAGACATATTTAACAGCTAGTTGTATGGGTATGATTAATGATGGTGAGTTTTATTTCGATGAGGAATTTAAAGTTAAGGAAGATTATGAGATCTGCTTGAGACATATTGTAAAGTATGGAGGAATATTAGGGATAAGATATTTACATTGGGAAAACGAGCATTGGGTTACTGAGGGAGGATGTAAAGATTACCGTACTATAGATATGGAGAGAAAGGCGATTAAGGATTTAAATAAAATGTATCCTAGTATGATAAGAAGTGCTAAGAGAAAGGCTAATACGTTTACAATACAATTAAACTTATAAATATGAATATACAAAATTCAACACTAAAAAAGGCGATGCTCGAGGCATTAGAAAAATCTTTGTGTGTGGTTACTACAGCCTGTAAGCAGGTAGGCATAGATAGAGGTACTCATTATAATTGGTTAAAGAATGATCCGGAGTATTCTAAGGAGGTTAAGAATTTAGAGAATATAGTTTTAGATTTTGCAGAGAGTCAGTTACATAAACAGATTAAAGATGGTAATACGACAGCTACTATCTTTTTGTTAAAGACTAAAGGTAAGTCTAGAGGGTATATTGAGAGACAGGAAGTGGTTACTGATTCTGATAACTTCTTTAAAGTAGAGATCATAGATAATGAACATAAAGACTAATGTAGTATTTAAGCATCTTAATAGCTCGAATAAGAGAATAACTATAGAGCAGGGAGGTACTAGGTCCGGTAAGACTTATAATATCCTTATATGGATTATATTTAGTTATTGCTCAGAGAATAGAGGCAAGACTATTACAATAGCCAGAAAGACCTTTCCTAGTTTAAGGACCTCAGCTATGAGAGATTTCTTTGAGATACTTAGAGCTTATGATTTATATAGTGAGGATAGGCATAATAAGTCTAGCTCAGAATATTCCCTTAATGGAAACTTAATAGAGTTTATATCATTGGATCAGCCTCAGAAAGTTAGAGGTCGCAAAAGGGATCTATTGTATGTTAATGAGGCTAATGAGATGCATTGGGAAGACTGGCAGCAATTAATATTTAGAACTAAAGAAAAAATAATACTAGACTATAACCCGAGTGATGAGTTTCATTGGATATATGATAAGGTTAAAACGAGAGAGGATGCTGATTTTTATATTACAACGTATAGAGATAACCCTTTCTTAGATGATCAGATTAAAAAAGAGATCGAAAGGTTAAGAGATACGGATGAGAATTATTGGAATGTATACGGACTAGGACAAATAGGCCAGAGTAAGTCTTTGATATTCCGATTTAATGAAGTGGATCAGATACCTAAAGAGGCTAAGTTATTAGGATATGGTATGGACTTTGGATTTACTAATGATCCTACAACTCTATCAGCAATATATCAGTCTGGAGATAATCTTTATTTTGATGAGTTAATTTATAAAACAGGATTAACTAATCCGGATATCGTTAAAGAGTTTGAGACTCTGGGTATAGATAGAAGAGCTGAGATATTTGCGGATGATGCTGAGCCCAAAAGTATAGAGGAGATTTATAGAATGGGATGGAATATAAAGGAGGCTAAGAAAAAAGAGATTAATCTAGGTATCGATATAATGAAACGATATAAGCTATTCTGTACGAGTCGATCAGTCAATATGATAAAAGAGTTTAAAAACTATAAATGGATAGAGGATAAGAATGGTAATATATTAAATAAGCCAGTAGATATGTTTAACCACTCTATCGATAGTATTAGATATGTAATGTATAATAAAATGAGTAGACCTAATTATGGAAGATATGCAGTTCGATAATCTAAGAAGTGAGTATATAAGATTAAGACAAACAGGATCGTTTAGTTCAGACTTCTTTTATAGATATTATAAATACAAGGGAGGAGATCTAGGATTCCAGGAATTCAATATGATATTTAAACTAGGTAGCTTTCACGATGTACTAAATGGAATGGATAAGATATTCTCAGTTAATAAGGTATTAGATAAGAATGGAGAGCTATTGAGAATAGTAGATTAAAAAAAAATAAAAAAAAGTTTAAAATATATTTGGTTATTAAAAAATTGTTTATATCTTTGTACGGTAATATTAAAACTAAAAGATATGGAAACGATTAAAGAAATTGAAGTAGAGATTAAAGACTTAGAAAAACAGGTTGCTTTAGCTCAGATAGAGATACTGATATCCTTAGCTGAGCATAGAGAGAATACCTACGATATAATGAAACTAGGACAAATTAAAGAATACATTTTAAAACAATAAGACTATGAGAACAATAACAGGAATTTTATCAGCTAGTATAGTGATGGCTAGTAATGATTATTTAGTACAGATTGCATTTGCTTTATTAACTTTTTATTTGATATATCGTGAGCTTAAAAGCGATGAGCGTATGTCTCAGTAATGGTATCCTTATATATCCGGTAGTTATAGATGAGAGTTATTTCGATGGTAAAAAGAAAGTGAATTATGTAAGGATCGAGATTAATGATAGAGGCAAGAGGACTACCGGTAAGGATAGATACAAACAGAATGATGAGTTAACAAATAAAGTATTAGAATTATATAAAATATTAAATTTAAAATTAGGTTTAAATTAGTTAAAGTTGGTTAAGAATTGGTAGTCAGAAATGGCTACCTTTTTTTGTTCACAAAGTATTAGGTAGTAACGTTATATATAAAATGATTAAGAATGAAAGTAAGTATTAAAATTCCGGCTACATTATCAGAGATAACTTTAGAGCAATATCAAAAGTATATAAAGATATATGAGCAGAATAAAGATATAGAAAATGCTGATGTATTCCTGGAGTTAAAGATGATAGAGATCTTTTGTTACCTGCCCTATTCTGAGGTAGTTAATATTAAGTATAAGGATGTCAAAGGTATAGTAGACCATCTTAATAGTTTATTAAGTTTAAAGCTTGATCTAGTTAAGGGATTCGAGTTAGGAGATAAAAAGTTTGGATTCGTTACTAATCTAGATGAGTTAACCTTTGATGAGTATACTACTATCGATACTAATATATCTAGTATAGAGAATATCCATATAGCTATGGCTGTGTTATATAGACCTATTCAGACAGGATCTTATAAGTCAAAATATATCATAGAGGACTATGAGATCAAAAAGTATTGGGAGGTAATGAAACATATGCCTTTAGATGCTGTAATGAGTAGCTTAGTTTTTTTTTGCAATTTAGGGAAAGAACTTTCAAAAGCTACCCTGAGATATTTGCAGACACAGGCAGTCAAGGAGGATTTTCAGCTAGAGCTCAATTTAGTTCAAAATGGAATTGGTATAACTCACTTTACAGACTTAGTGGAGGAGACATTACAAAGTATGGATATGTAGCCAAAATGAATATACACGAATGCCTATTATTTTTATGTTACAAATCTGAGCTAGATGAGCTAGATGCAAATGAATTAAGAAAAAATTTTAAGAAATGATAACTAATACCTACGGATTACAGAATTTTTATAAGGTTACAGATATGATGAGAGAGGCTTTTGATAATAGCCCTTATGTTAATACTGTTACCTATGGTAATATATTCGAGATAGATTTAAATAAGCAAACTATATTCCCTTTAACGCATATCCAGGTTAATACAGCTACTCACTCTGAGAACTTAATTACCTATTCAATTAGTATAATGAATATGGATATAGTAGATCAGTCTAAAGATCCTGTGATAGATCAGTATTATGGTAATGATAATTTACATTATGTATATAATACTCAGTTAGCTGTTATTAATGAGTTTGTTCAATTAGTAAAAAGAGGTAGTATTAGTAGAGATGGATTTCAATTAAATGGAGATGCGAGTAGTGAGGCTTTTATGGACCGATACGAAAACTTATTAGCAGGATGGGTTACTACTATTAATATCGATGTAGCTAATAATATATCAGTATGCAGTTAGAGAACTTAAGAAAGGCATTAGAAGAGTTAAGAGATAATGTGGTAGAGC